AACAAATAAAAGGATAGTACTATGAAAGTTGAAGTATACTTTAATCTACATAAGAAAGTTTTCTCTGTTAGATCAACACGATTAGGCAGGGTCATACTACACACAGACAAAGTACACATTGACAACCCTACGTTTGTAGTACGACAGTCAGGGCGCAAGCGTGTCCTTTCTGAGGGCGTTAAGAATGTTCATGCCTTTGTGCGTGGTGACATTGTAATGTTCGATGAGATAGGTCCAACGTTGGACTTAACTTACAACCCATACAAGTATGATAGCTTTGTATGTAAGGATACAGAACGTTCAGTAAGTACTGCAAGCAGGGCATACTTGACGTTGAACCCAACAGGTAAGCCTGTTATAAAAGCTGAAGGAGTATTAGCACATGACTAAAGATACTAGACAAGAGTGGGAGATAGCACGTGATGAACGTGATGCGGCCCGTAATGATGCGGCAAACAATCTACTGCCACTACAACGCAACAACTTAAAGAAAGTTATGAAGACTATTAGGTCATGTGACTTTATGCTACATGAATGTTATGAGCTAGGTGTAGATGATATGAAATCTATTGACAGTGCTGAGTGGCAGTTACGTGCGGCTTTTCCTGAGTTGTACGAAGAGATCACTGCTGAAATGACCTGTACTTGCGAGGAGTAATACTATGAGTGTAATGGCATACGAAGTAACACTGAAGATTGATGGCACTAATTCTATCGTCACATTAGATGATACGTACCCAGCGGTGCGTGATTGGGTAACAGCTACGGAGTTTGCCATTCACTTGGCCTTGCATGATCATCCAGATGCAGTGGTAGACTTCATGGACTGTGCTGAATATGAGCATGAAGAGTATACAAAATGGGGATACATACATGAAGCACCACTCACATTACAATAGGAGATTAAAATGGAAGCTACAATTAAATTAACCAAACGTATGTTAGATAAGTCAGAGATAAATGCAAACAAAACTGTGCAACAGTTCTTGTATGATGACTTTGGTTTGGAATACACTGACCAATTCTTTACAAAAGGGTCTAAGTTTACTGTATTTGGCGAGTACACAGACGGTGAAGAGGTATATGTAAACTTTTTCAGACGGTCAGGTAGAGGTGACAAGATGCTTAGTATTCAAAAGCTGAAGAAATATGCAGATGTAGGTGACGAAGTTAACCTATCATCAGATAGTGAAAGTGACGGTGATGGAACACACATCTATATCGAAGTCAACAGATCAGAAAAAGCCGATGCCGCCTGATGATCCATGTGACGATTGGTCAGAACACCCTATGCCTAAACCACAAAAGGAGATAACAAATGAAGCTATACACTAATGACAAAGGGCAATGGGCTGGTACTCAGGCTGATGCAAATAAACAGTTAGGTAGAGGTTTCTGGCATACAGTTGAAGTGCCAGTAGATAAGACTTGCCTTATGGCCTTCCTGAATAACAACAAGGTAGGTGCTACACTAGTAACGTTAGTGGATACGCCTGAAGCTGAGCCTACGC